ATCTTATGCCGGGTACGTATGCCTAATTTGGATGGATTGAATAGTAAGTCGGCCACCTGATCGGGAGAGCTAAGGTCAGTGGGATAGCCACTCAACAGGTCGCAGGCTTCATTCAACTGTGCCATCTCATCAGTAAGTTGGTCCTTGAACTGGAGTAAGTGGTTAGTATCCACCCTCATACCAGTCTCCATCATCTTACTAAGCATGGGCAGCACACCCATGTCCAACCTGTGAACGTTGGCGGGTGATGGGCCGTTGACTAACTGAACTCCGTTATAAAGTCTCAACTATCCTCCTATCTGCCCTCGATACGATCTGGCTTTCGTCTCTCCAAAGCATTGGAAGTAGAGTAGTAGTTTCATTGGTTCGCCCGGACTATTCTCCACCACTGTCCCCTGTAGCAAACACTCACCCTCAACTTGTCCTTGTGGGTAGAATAAGGTGAATCCCATCTTATTATCCCGGCTCCATCCCTGATACCAAGGCTCTAGCGGTAACTGACTCAAAGCCCTATGTGCGGTACTGGTGGGGTCATAGTTAATGGTGACGTTTAGAGTAGGCTCGATGAACCCGCTGATAAATTGACGCTTCAAACCACCGTAATAGTCGTCCAAAGTGGTAACGTCCACAATGTCACACTGCGTGGGTATATCAATCAACTCAATACAATTGGGTAATATGTCGATGGTATTATTCTCCAAGATCAGCCGCAACCACGTCCCCATGTTCGGCGGCTTCCGCTTGGCTACCTTACGACGCGGCTCCAGCGCCTTCCCCTTGGCCTCATCGCTGAAGAAGTAGCCAGCGAATACCAATACCAGTAGTCTGAAGAACTCTGCCCTAGTGATCGGTCCCATGATTCTCCTCCAATAATTCATTTAATGAATTCTTCCGCGCCCTAAACTCCCCACACCAGTCCTCTTGTCCAGTCATCGGGAAGGACCCATGACGATTTTCCCAAATAGTGGGGGGATATTTGTGGCAATGTCCTCCAAATTCATGTACTTGTCTTTTGACCCAGTACATGCAATCACCGCATCTAAGCTGCATATCTCTTATACCTCCGTAACACATCCCGCTTAATTTCAATTAACTTTGGCCGGATACGCAGAGTGGCATCGGCGTCCCTACACGCATACGGTATGACCTGCTCGATGGGCACTTGGGCGATGTTCGGCTGAGGCATCGGACCATGCTTATCAATCGCAGGCTGCACGATCTCATCCGGCCACTCCTCCCACCGTCCCAGTACAATCTGGCTTACCTTATCCGGGTCCGTACATTTGTCCAGGTCACCTAACGTCCTCTTGACGTACGTATTCAGGCTCCAGGAACGGGGTGGGAAGCCGTCTGGCTTGGCCCAGGTTGACTTGGACAACTCATAGAGGTAGTCAACTGCCTCAAGATGGGCGTAGGGCCTCACAAGGTCCGCAAATTCCTGCATTTTCATGCCTGCTAACCGATACGCGAGGACCTTCAACGACTGCCGGAACACCCCAAGGTGGTAAGCCCGTACCATCGTGTCATCCACTCGACGCCAAGGTATGTCAATGCCCATGCTGGCAAGTACGCTTATGTCAGCCTCCGCATGATGCAGTATGAATTGCTCTTTCCATAGACCGGCGTAGCGGGCAAACTCTGACGTTAAGTATCTGTCATCCCCATGTACCATGTAGCCAGTCCCCGGCTCACAAGAGTAGCTTAGGCAGTAGGGAACTTTGCGATACCCTGTACTCCGTGATCGGGCGAACTCGGTATCAATCGCCAGGGGCCTGCGATACTCACCATTCAACGTCCGTTTCATATCCGCGATACTGTGTATCTGCCGATAGTCTGGACTCGGATACGGGTCAGTGATCCATCCACCACCAGCCAACACCTTACGCAAGGCCATGAAATCCTGACGCAACGGCGTCATATATTTGAAGTCGTGTAGCCCTGCTGCCGGGTGGAACATGGGGAACACAGTAACGTTGTGGCCGAATAGCTCAGCCCGTAATGGTGTGCCGTGGTGCATGTCTAGGTCTATGCCAGGGACAAGTGAGCAAGCCGTAGCTCCCATGAGGACTACGGTGCGGGGTGTGATCGCACGAAACTCTGACTTAAGATGCCACTGGCTACATGCTCGTATTACCTTGTCGTCTGGCGTCTTGTTATTACGTGGCCTACACTTGACTGCATTGGTGATATAGATTTGTTCCCGGTCCAAACCAGCCAGACTTAGATAGTGCTCGTTCAGTTCCTTGCCAGTCTTACCTACAAACGGACGGCCCTTATCATCCTCGTCCTTACCTGGAGCTTCCCCAATGAAGACGAGTGAACCATCGGCATAGTGGCCCATGTCAGGGGGCACGACGTTCGTGTCGTGATAGCACTCCGCGCATCGGCTTGAATCGAATCCGTCACAGGGCATAGGGACCGGCCTACCAATCCACCTTTCGGAGCCTGAGACAATCAGGACATTCCGAGTAGCCTCTGAACGGTCGTCTTGGCGTACCATGGAACCACTCACATATCCATTTGTCGATGAATTCAATTAGTCGTGACATGGCATGATCCTAACACATTGCTTGCCAGTTGGCAAGTCACTTTACATCATTGATCCTTACTGTCCTACCATCACCGTAAGTCGATGTATGAGCTACCTTCACCCTCCTGTAAGTCAGACACCCCTCACAGAAAAATACGTCGAAGTAGTTAGTTTCTGGGTGCCATCCATCCCCCTTCTCCTCCTCCTGACGCAAGAACTTGAACTTACATTCATGTATCGTCTTATCTGTTGTCACTTTTACTTTTCCAACCATTACCTCACCCTTTCTCTCACCGATTTATAAATCCTCTCTGCCAACGCTTTCCCGATCCCCTCCACCTGAGTCAACCTAGACTGACTAGCCAGTAACATCTCACTTACTGTGTCGAACTCCCGGCTCAGTGCTAACGACTTCTTCCATCCCACGCCCGGTAACAACGCTGCTACCCGCTGTAGTAAGTCAGGTTCCTGCCTGAATGTATCGACGATGGTATTATTACTGGCGAACTTATGCAGGCTGCTATGCTGGTCGATAGGCTTCTGAGCGTGGTTCCACAGATTACGCACCAGGATAGCTGACTCCTCCATGCTGCGTGATCGCATAACCTGTACTCCTGCTACCCGCCGCAGGGTCCACAGGAATCCATCCAGTTGGTTATACGTATATGGCTTCTTAGTGTGTCCGTTGCGGTTCGTATAGCCGAAGTCCACCCATCCTGGAGCTTTCTTCCTATAGTCATAGGCCCAATGCTGCAACGTCCCACCGTCACCGGCCTTAATCATAGCTTCAATTAGTAAGTAGGACTCGCCATACGTTCGCAACATGCCCGGTAGCTGGTGGTCTACGTAGCGGGCATCCGTCATGCAGTTGATTAAGTCGCTAAGCGTCTTACGTTCTACGCCAATAGTAATGGCTCCATCCCGCCCGTAGCCTTCGAAGGCGAAGTCACCGAACTCCAGCGTATCCATGCTCACCGGCACGTGACACCGCTCCAGGTACGGTACTAGTTCCTTCGACCCGGTACGTGAGTCAACGATTATCACTCGCCCAACTCCTCAACCACTATGTTGACTTCGGCGTCCGTCATTTCATTCAAATGGTCTACGTTGATACCGTTCTCATACAGCCAGTCGAACTGGTCTACCTCGTGCTGGATACCAGCTTTAGAGAATATAGCCCGTACCATCGCTACTTGTTTTGGTGATGCCATGTGGTGTATGCCCCCTATCGTCCAGCGTAAGGCCCTATCTCATGCCGACTCAGGTAGTCATCCCAATCCTGCGCTGACTGCTCGGCCCGACACTGCCACAAATAAGCTACGGAGCTTTCAACAACTTCCGGCTCCAATTTAAGTTCCTTGGCAAACTTCTGAATGATCGGGTCAAGCTCTGCGAGTATTAACTTCTCTGTTTCAGTACCCAGTTGTGTCTTCATGTGGTGTTGTTCTCCTGAGATTCATTAAATGAATTCTGCTAACTCACTACCCAGTCTGGCGCATCAGCCAAGGCCCGCGCCTGTACCTTCCTACTCATGTACCGGCCCGTCTCAGGGTCTACCGGCTGACTGCACGCACTGGTCCCATCGTGCAACTCTGCCTGAATCATCAACAAGTTACACGAGCAGTTGTGCCAAATGTCAAAGTCCATGTGATGCACCTGGAACCCTTCTGGTATACCTGGACCGTAATAGGACCATTCACGAGTGCAGATATCCACCACCATTCGATGCTCGAACCAATCACGGTACGGACCTCGACGTTTAACCCGCTTGTACCTGCCATGACTTACAGTTACTCCTGATCCACTACCCTTGCGTGCCATCGTCAACAGTAGGTGTTATCGGAGCCTCTACGAATTCCGCTACACAATAGCCGCACTCCTGATCGGGCGGATATAGTATCGCCCCGCATCTGACGCAACGCGGCAGTGGCCTCATGTCCAGTCCTCCAGTTCTGTATCGGGGTAGACGAGTACGCCAAGGCCGGGGAACGTGGCCTCATCCCCCCACAGTTCCATTCCCGTAATGTCTGGGTTGGCTGTGCAATCTAGGATGCGGAAGCCAAACTCCAATCCTTGACCGTCCTCCATACGCTTCGTCGCTTTGTTGTAAACACGCATGGGCCTAGACTCGTGTCGTATGTTGACGCGGAAAATGTACTGGGTATGCTGGAATCCTTCCCGTTCATACTCCCCGGTCCACGCCCTTATCTTCCTCACTTCCCCCTGACTCACGTATTCCTTTTCCGCCCACACTTGTCCTAACTTGTGGCTGCAAATAAAGTGAATACCGTGATTCTGCGGCGTCATCATGAGGTTAGTCATCATGGCATTCACCACGTCATACTTCGACTGAGCTACCCCCTTTACGGCCCCTTGTTCGGCTATCCTCAGGATGCGCCATACAGCGTCCCCAGTATCCACACACAGAGTACGGATGGCCCCCGATGCACAAAGGTCCGTGATGCCCTCGTGAATCTTGATATAGGCTTCCTCGCACACTGGCCTCAAAGCCGCGATATCACGGGTGGCAGGCAGGGGGATATCCAGAAAGTACAGGTCATCCCTGCCCAACTGTACTACCATCTTCTCCTCTACGTCATCCGTACCTAAGTCGATGTTAATGTGACCTACCGGCCCCGGCGTAGTCCGAAGCATGAAGTCTGTCTTCCCAGTACGCTTCAGCCCTTCACTACCGATCCACAGCCGCTTGTCCTTGGCTCCCCGTACTCGTCCTTTCCTGAACCCCTTCGACTGTATTAGCTTCTCTACTTGTGGTGATGGTGCCATTATTCCTCTTTCCCGAGATGCTTATTGTTGACCAACATTGACCAATTCTCCTGCAACTCCCACTCCGTAAACTCGAAGTTGAAGATGCGGTATTGCGGCTTAACCTCATCCCATCCCTTACCATACGCCCCTCGAAGGAATAGCGCGTGGAGTACTGCCCACCTAGTCTCCATCGTGTAGCAATACCCCTTGATCTGCGCCATCCACATCCAGAACTTCTTGTTGGCGAACCCTACACTGGGATTATCCAACCCCCTACTGGACTTGTGCGTAGTCTTCGCCTCAACTAGTTTCAAGTAGCCGAAGTCCGCAGGCTTCACCCCCCAGAACTGCGTATATTCACCTTCGTCGAAGTCCACGATGCCGTCATAGGATTGTTTAATACCGTCGCACTCTACCTCTTCAGGGTGGTACACCACATCCGGGTGGTGGTGGCGGAATATATAGTCCTCGAAGGCTAGGCCGATGGTGACTAGTACCGGGTCCATTTCCTCATCGTCCGCATACTTGGCCTCAAGAAACCCAGAGCGAAGGGCTATACCACGGACAATACTGGATTGGTGTAGCCCTCCAGACCGGCGAGGATCTCTGGCAAGTTCGAGCTTGAAGGGGACTTCGACGACTTTCATCGGCTTACCATTTCTTCCTGCCAACCACGTAACCCAACAACAATCCAACATAAGCCAAGAATATGTTGAGCGAAGTATAAATTGCCCAACCCAATTCCAGCAGCGAAGACCATTGTTCTTTGGTCATAATTAACTCCTCGCGACAACCCTCATTTACTCCTCTTAAAACGGAAGTTACAGACTACGTACCATAGCAACCCAATGAAGGCTAGTCTAAAAAACGCCCAACCCAACTCCAACACTGAACCCCATTCTTCAGGCTTCATAGCTTACCCCTGGATCGACGGTACGCCCTTAATCTCTTCGGCCATCGCTGCTTCCCCGTAGTTCTCCAGCAGGATATTCGTATCCCGCATACTCACCCAAGCCCGGCCTACCTGTCCCCAAGCACGACCCCAGGAATTGACGATGCGGAAAGCTCCCCGTGAACCATCAGGGCACTCCCGTTGCAGATTGACACCGGCAAAGATATAGGCGTGGCCCCCGGCGATACTGCCACCGACACTGACAAATCCATCCCGATCAGTGTCTAACATCCTCTCATGCCAATCCGTACCCATCTGTACTGGACCTTTGGTGAGTAACCATGCTGCCACTTCGTTGACCGTATACGCCCAATAGTACTGGCTGATATGACCACGCGACTGCAACACCTTCATTGAGGCCCGGACGCTGGTTCCGTCATAGTCCTCCCCCGGCCACTCGTCAACCTTCTGGCACTCGTCATACAATTGCTTGAAGTAGAGCTTAGCCGTAGTCCTGTCGAAGACGTTATTAGTGACCGGCCCCATTTCCAGCAGTTGTCCCGCCGAATACGACACACATTGAGACGTGTAGCCCTGGTCGAATATCTCAGCCACCGAGTAGTACTTGAAGGTGGGTATGCTACCCATACCTGCCCTCTGGACGATGCCGTTAGCGTCAGCCTCCATCTGTCTGGCCATCAGATTACCGGCCCGATAATGGGAATCCCTGAAGTCGATGGCCGGTAGCCGTCCGAATCTGGTCTGTGTCGTGAACGCTTTTGTAATCTTCATTACCCTTCTCCTCGAAAATTCATTTAATGAATTCTTGCCACGGTCAAAAGAAAGGGGGCCTCACCCACAAGGCCCCCAATCCTCCCCCGACACTGCAGCCCTCTACAGGGTAATGCTCTGTCCCTTGAGAGTCGCCCCACAACTGGTAACAACGGCGTCAAGTACGGCGGCATCCTTGAACAACGCCAGTACCGCTTCTTTCACTTCCTCTTCGTGCTTCTCGATAGCTTCCTTGACTTTTCCCCGTAGCATAGGAACCAATACGTTCTTCTGCTTCTTCTCCTGCGCTTCAGCCAGCGCACCGGCTACCGCTTCGGTAAGTAC